AAAGGAGCATACTTTAAGCTCAAGTGTCGTAAGGTTGAAGGATATCCTAATTATGATCAGTCAGACTTTACCAATCCAGAGCCTCTATTTGGTGGAGATGAGAAGAAATTGGAAGATTTGTGGAAGTCACAGTACAAACTTTCATCTTTGCTAGATCCTAGCGAGTTCAAGTCCTACGAAGAGTTGAAGCGTAAGTTAGATCGAGTTCTAGGTCTATCAGCCGCGGTTAAAATTGAAGATAAGCGAGCTGTTGAAATGCCTAAAAAGCCATCAGTAGCGGAAACTGCCGCTGATGTTGGAAATATTTCTTCCGATGAGGATGATATTTCAGATGATCTGAGCTATCTTCAGCAATTAGCCAGTGAAGATTAAATTATAAAAATATTACTTTTCCCCTTGCTTTCAGCAAACAGAGGATTTCGGTGATATTTTTCAGCCTACGAGATTGATTCTCGTAGGCTTTTTTATTTGTCTCCTGCGGCTCGGAGCGCACCAGTCCTACTATCGGTGTTTATACTATATGGAGTAGGAGTGGGAGTGGGAGTAGAACGTGGAGTATTAACTATATTAACATTACTATTTCCACCATTATGCACAATAGTTTGTGTTTGTTGTGGTGCCGGAACTAAAGATGGAGGAGCAATACTTCTATCCTCAGTAGTTAAAGTTGAAGTTGGTGTGGATATAATTTTTTGATTCATTTGAGAACTTTGAGAGTATTTTTCTTTTATCAAAGCTCTATCAAGTTTATTCTTATATGCTTTTCGTTTAAGCAAACTTGGATTTGCAAACCAATTTCTTGTAAACTTGGCGGTATTACCATCACTTTCAGTCCAGGCTTGTTGTATCATTTCCCCAGCCATTCTCATATACAGTTCTCTATCCTCTGGAGTATTCAAAACGCCAGATTTTCCTAGACCATATATTGGATCATTTTCTTTGCTCTGCAAAAATTTTTGACCTTGAGGAATAAATTTGGTTTTCATCCAATTCACAACTTTGGGATCTTTTACTATTCCTCTTTCTACAGCATCTTTGGCTCTTGTTAAGGTTATTTGAAACGGACCATAAGCTGATGATTTTTGCCCCTCATTCTCATATTGCGATATTTGGGTTCTTATAAATCTGTTGGGGTCATCTATATCTCCACCCGCAGTTTCTACTTGAGATACCGCCTTCATTATACTGCCTAATGAAGAATTTACAAATGAAGAATCTTCCGATTTTTCTCTCCATTTTATATCCATAAGAAATGGGTTTTCAACCCCTCCTATTGCAGGCAAATTGTTAAACATGGGATTATTCGCATCTATGCCATATTTCTCACCATATTCTTTTTTGGCTTGATTCCACAACTTGGTTTGTTCAGATACTCTATAATCCATTTGTTCTTTTGGTTGAGCGGTGTATCCAGTTTTTGGTTCATTCAATTCGATTTTGGATGGTGGAACCATTCCTCTCTTTATCGCATCCTTTTCTCTTTCTTCTTGTTCTTTAATTCTTCTTCTTAGAGATTCTTCTTCGTCTTTTTGCATTTTAGCAGATAGTGATGTTAATCTCTTAACTTCTTCCCACTCTTCGTTACTTATGCTATCTGGTTTAAATAAGAACCCACTTGCCGCAAATTTAGCCTTTTCTTCTTCATTTAATTTGTTTAGCATATTGGACATAGCTTTAATTCCGGCTTCTATTTCGGTATCAGATTCTAGGTAATCTGCTAAAGAATATGCTAACCCACCAAAAGCAGCTAATGTTCCAATTAATGGTATGGACCTTAAACCCAGACCAGCCAATCCTCTTAGCATATTAAGTAGTGCTGGTATTCCTTTTTTTAAATTTGGTAAAATGGAGGTTAATCCTGCAAAAAGATCCTTCAATAGACCCATAGATGAAGTTAGTAATGATTTTAACCCAAGAAAATCTAAAAATCCAAAATTTTCAAGACCAAAAAGTTTTAGTATATTGTTGATTATACCACCTTTTTTTTCATCTAGCGAAGTGGTTGATATAGGAGAACCTCCTTTACTAGGGTCTATAACTAATTTTTGTTTATCAGCTTCAGCGCGGTCTTCTAATTGATTTGCCAGCGCATCTTCTTGTAATATTTCTTGATTTTTTGAAATTCTAACTAAAAGTTCAATATTCTTATCGATATCTGGAGTTGGCTGTACTTTTTCCAATATTAACTGAGAAACTTTTACCAGGTTATCAACATCCTTTTCTACTGGTGTATCAGAAGGATTATTTGTAGGAAAAGATTTGGGTTTTATTTTTGGCTTGGGTGAATCTCCCATTAAAGGGTCATATTTACTATCACTGTTTAAATAATCCACACCATAATCTATAGCACGACCCAGTTTTCTTCCTATGTATCCGGTGAGCGAAGAACCCAGTCTTAAAAGCGGGTCTTCAGACTTAACAGCAACCGATCTAAACCCCGACTGAAGTAACCCACCAGCATCTTTTATTGCTCCCGCAGTCTTTTTAACAACATCCAACTTTAAATCAGCCATTAGTTATCTCCATATTTTTATCCAAATATTATTTATTCTGAGCTTTAGCTTCTTGTTCTTGGATAAAAGCCAATAAGAAATTAACATATATATCCAATTCATATGGAATCATATTTTCTATTTCTGTAAGTGAGTATTTGTGATGCTGAACCAAACTGAAAACTGTGTGGTAATGTACTTCTAGGGAAGTATGATTCAGCATTAAACGAAAAAATCGTTTAGCCCCACCAATGTAAAATTCTGCTGAAACTCACATTCGGAACACTTAACAGTGATGGTCTGCTTTAGTTTAGGAATAGAAGATATAAATGTTTCCAATTTTGAAAACTGCTCTGCACTTAGCGATTCTAAAAATTCAATAGCTTCTTTTGGAGTAACATCTTTTGAAGAAGTTATTTTATCTTTTTCATAAACACACTCAACACAGGACCAAACTATTTTAAACAAATCGTCAATGTCATTGGAATCTTTTATTGATTCAATCTTACTCAATATTTTGGTTGTAGGATATTTCATTATCAAACCTACGGTTGAAGTTAATTGTATTTTTTTATCCATCATTGTGGACATATCAACACCGGCTTCTTTTAAATTTATTTCCACATCACGATGCTTTGAGCACTGTTTACACGAAGTGTTTTCTCTGGCCTGAAATCGTATTTTTGTAGTTTCTCCTACAGATAAGATGCGAAGCTGAAGAATTAAATATTCCAAATCAAAAAGCTCCAGTGAATCCACATCAAACCCAGGAGTAACAACACAATTATTTACTATTTGTTTTGTAGCTGAAGAAACATCTTCAGCACTCTCAGAAGTTAAAGCCGTTAAAAGTATTTTTTGTTCTTTTACCAAAAATGGTCGTATTCGTATTTCTTTTTTGGTGGATGGTATAGAAACTGTGTGTGTAATAATATCAAGTTTAGGTAAACTCATAAAATCTCCATAAAATATTAATAATTAAAGTCCAACTATTTGTGTTGTTGTTCTAAATCTGGCATAAGAAAATTCAACAGTCAATTTCAAATACTCATCAGTAGAAGAGTAAGACAACTCTTGAGCCTGTATTGTTTTAGGGTATGCTTCTTCCAAAACATACGATTGCAAAACAGATTTCAAATCATCTAAATTTATATCGCTAATATTTTTTAGTTGGGTTAAATCGCTTCTATCAGTGTTTGTTTTCATAATAACAACAGTTCCCACATAATCTCGATAGTATTTCATATGAGCTGATTTGGGTTTCATTATATGTTCATGCCAAGCATTGAATATGGATCTTTCAATCATGGAATTTGTGCATATAAAAGTTATGTTCATGGAATCGTATAAAGAACCATATGGCATTTCTCTGCGTGTGCCAAACATTTGATGTGTTGTTGAAGCCAAGGTTCTACTTGGCAGTGAAGCAGACTCGGCTAACATTGATAAATGACTTGCTGATGCTAAACTCAAAGTGAGTCCACTCAAGTTGGTGGGATCAAGAGAGGATGAAAATAAACTTATAGGTGGAATAACATTAACCAAGTAGTAGCAAGGTTGAGAGACTCCATGAAATGTGTTTATTTTTGATTTTATTGTATCTACGCTCATTTTTTACCTATAATTTTAGCCGAATCTTTCCAAACCTGCTCTTTATTTTCATTAACAAATCTTTCTGTGGGTAAAAATAATGCAATATCCCACTCATCAGGAGACAGTGTATAAAACATGGTGTTTATATTTGAATTTAAATATCTTTTTATACAAGGTCTATAATATTTTAGTATGGAAGTGTTTTTTAAAGTTTCATATTTTATATTTATTTGCACCGTACTGGTTGCAGAAGAATATCTTCGATATCTATACAGCAAATCCATAAAATATGCTCGATGAATTGGAGATAGATAATGAAAATTTAAACCTATGAATCCTCCACGAACAACTTTAAGTATTAAAACAAGAGGAAATGTGTCGTAATAAGGTAAAGTTTCATCGTACTTGGGTCTATATCTAAATGTAACTATATTACCCATAATAGGTTTATTGGGGTAATTTCTTTTTTCAAATATATGAATTGGTTGAATAGCTCTTGAACCAAATATGGAGCTTATTTTTTTTCTATACCAATCTAAAGATTCTTTAGCCTTCTTTTGAATTATTTTATTTCGTTCAGCAGCTTCATATAGAGCTTCAAACAATGATTTTGATTGTTGTATTTTCATGTAGATATTTATTGTTTGGTAAGAATTTTTATACCCAAACTCTTTAAGGTGTTTTCAGTCCAAACTTGAAATATAGCATTTTGTTTATTTGCACACTCTTGAGCTGTTTTCCATTTTGCTTGATTTTTAACGTATTGCAAAGTCTCGGTAATAAATCTTTTGTTGGTTCTTTTGGGTTTAACTGGAGGTTGGGTGTATTTTTCTGGCTTTAGCTCTATCCAATAGGTTTTATTATTACCAAGACCTATTACAAAATCCACAAAATAGCGATGGTAACTATTGTCGGTTGGGCATAAATAAGGTATGACTAATTCTTCTGATGACCATTTTATTACATTGGAATTATTGTCACACCACATCATAACTGATAGCTCCCAAGAGGATCTATAAATTATGTTGGTAAAATCCCCCTTGTACTTAGAAGGATTTTTTGGCTTAAACTTACCTTGATACATTTATGTCATTTTTAGATTTTTTAAAAACTATGGGCAATACCGTATCAAGCGTATTTAGCCCTATACCAGACAGTTCGGGTATAGCCGATAGTATTATATCTACCGATGAAGCCCTTATAGCGCTAAACAAACTAATCGATGTAGATTCTATCACCAAATTTTACACAGATGGGAAATCCATTATTTACCCTCAAGATTTATTTGATCCCACAGTTCAAAATTCTTATATTTTATTTTTAGTTCGTGAACCTACAGTACAGTCAGCCAAAATTTTGAAAAAAATAGCTTTATATATGCCACCGGCTATAAAAGTAAATTATGGAGCTAACTGGGAAGAAATTCAAATGGCTCTACTTAGATCCTCAGCCGGTGGTGAAAATTTAGTAAATAGAGCAAAAACCTATAAAAATACCGGCGACACCGCCATCTTTGATGATCTAAAAGCTGTGGGTCAAGATATTTTTGATTTTACAGCCACAAATGCCGTGCGAGGAATTGGTGGGTTAATAGATGATGCAACTATAGGAAAACAATTAGAAAGAGAACTTGGTTTAG